TTTATACCTTTTAACAAAGCTTTGGCACAAGAGATTAGTGACAAGGCTGTAACAATATTAGAAGCCACAAAAGCAAACGAAGTGTTGCCAAGAATAGCACAATCTCGTGATTACTTTGCTTGCAAATATTGTGAGTTTCAAGACACTTGCTGGAGTAATTAAATATGAGGACGAAGGTAGCATCGCCCTCACATACTTCAGCCAATGAAGTGAGGTCAGTATAATGAACATAATAAAACTTGGCAATAAGAATAGGGATATGTCAGCCAATGAATTAGTCGATATGATTAGTCAAAAAGTCCCAGCCAGTGTGCAAATCAATGCTCTTCGGGACACTTATCCACACGGAGAAATTAGAGGAGATGTCTTTACTATCGGGTCATTAAATGGAGAGCCAGGCAAGTCACTCAAAATAGATATTAATCCAAGATCACCATATTTTATGAAGGGATCTGATTTTAACGGAGCTGAAGGTGTAGGAGGTATTGTTAAAATTTTGATGGAGGGAAGGAACATGAGATTGCCTGAAATCAAAGAATTGTTCGGAAACTATTTAAATGATACAGCTCAACCTGAACCAGAAATACCAAAAGAATTAAGTGTAACATTTAAAAAAACTTATGACATAAATACTCCATTTGATCATGAACACCTGTATTTATCGGCAGATGGAGATCTATTATGTCGTGTTCGCAGATACAATATAAGAGATGATAATGGCAATCCAGTAATGGACAGTCATGGCAAGCCCAAAAAAGAGTTTAGACAATTTACAGATGCTTCTTATCCAAAGATACCAGATGTAAGACCTTTGTATAATTTACCTAATGTTGTTGCTTCTGAGAAAGTTATATGGGTAGAAGGTGAGAAGTGTGCTGATGCTCTGAATGAGATTGGTTATACTGCAACTTGCACAATGGGAGGAGCTGGTATGCTATCTCGTAAGTCAGCTAGTCGATTTGACTTTTCACCATTACAAGACAAAGAACTTATCATATGGGGTGACAACGACAATGCAGGTCGTAAGGTTGCTGAATTGGTACAAGAACTGGCATTAAATGCTGGAGCAAGATCGGTGACTACATTAACTCCACCTAGGGGTAAGCCAGAGGGTTGGGATGCAGTTGATGCCATATCGGAAAGCTTTGACGTTCAACATTTTTTAAATACGACAGTTAAACATACCAAACGTAACATAAATTTATTGGACGATAGTTTACTGGTGAATCGTTTCGAAGGTAATGCACCCGAACAAAAGTTCTTAGTCGATGGCACATTTCCTCTGGGTGTACCAATAATATTTTCAGCAGCAGGTGATGCTGGTAAAGGTATGATGACACTTGATTTAGCCATGAAAGTTGCATCGGGTCAGCCTTTAGCTGAAAGTTTTGGAAGCTCTATCGGAGAGTTTGGCAATGTTGTTATCTTTACAGCAGAGGATGACGAAGCAGAAATGCACAGGAGGATTGAGCGTTTGGATCCGAACAATTTAAGATTTTCGTACAGGCATGAGCTTCGAGTCGTGTCCTTACCTAACGTAGGTGGTGTGTTTCCGATATTGCAAGACACAAGAGATGGATATAGTACCAGTGAGGAGTTCGAGAGACTTTACGAACAAATATTACAAATGAATAATTTAAAGCTAATTATTTTTGATCCTTTGGCTTCTTTTGTTCATGCTGATGTCAATGCTGATCCAGCGGCAGGAGCTGCCTTGACAGGTCTATTGGCACAGATCGGAACAGAAACTGGAGCTTCAGTTGTCATGTGTCATCATATGACAAAGATTAAAGATGATACTGTAATCAATACTCCAGAGCAAGCAAGATTGCTTATAAGAGGAACAAGTGCATTAGTTGATGGCGTTCGTTGTGCTTTTGCATTGTGGCAAGTAGATGAAGCTACAGGTCGTAGACGTTGCATGGACATCGGGACTGAGTACGAAAGAAATAGATGTTTTGATGGTGCGGTCGTAAAATCAAATGGACCTGCTAACAGAAATATTAGACATTTTGTAAGAAATGGTTACTCTGGATTATTAGAGGACAAGACAGAAGAGATTAGACGATTACATTCTGGTACAAACAGAGAGATCAAAAAAGATGCCTTGTTCGCTTGGATAGCAACGTGTGAAAGAGAAGGAAGAGCATTGACACAACAATCGGGAGCAGATGCAATACAACAACGTATGGTTTCAGATTCTGATGCTCCAAGAGTATTGCAGAATTTGACACAGCGAAGCATTGACGGAATTGTTCGGGAACTTATCCAAGAATCACGAATCGGAAAATACTCTTTCTCAACATCGGGTGGTCGTAAATGGCTTGGCACAATAGATGGAGTGATGTCTCGTGGGGAATACGAAGCAAGCACAGCAACGGATAATGTCTAAGAAGGGTAGATATAGTAAGACAAGTAAAAGATATAACGAACTCCTTGCGTTGACAAAAAAACTAATCAACGAAAAATCAAACCAGCCTGATGAGTCCGAACAATTGTTTGAAGATGACCCCAGAGCTTTAAAAGAAAAAGATTATGGTCGAGTCAAAAAAAAATCTACTTATGTTTTTTCCAAAAGTACATTAAGTGATATTTAAAAGGGAGTTATAATTAATAACTCCCCTTTTTCATCATAACAACTTGTTGTCACCATGACGAACAAGTCATATCGGTGAATTTGCACCGACAACTTAATTTAATTTATTTAAAAAAAAATTACAATTACTATTGACTTATGTGTAATCAATGCTATATGTAACTATTATTAACTATCTTTTTAGGAGCAAGTAGATGAGAAAATTTATAGAAAAAATGTTTAAGGTAACACAATATGATGGCATGGATGCCGAAGCTTTTTGCTGGGCAGTATTTCCTGCAAAATGGGATGACGATAAGATTTTCGATTTTATCGATTGGGTTGATTATCGTTACGATATGAATATCGGTATCGGCAGGGGTGGTTACTACAGTGGTGCTGGGCAGGCATACTCTGATGGACCATCAATCAGAAGATCAAAGACTAGAGCTTTGATTATTCAACGTCATGGTTATGATATTTAAGGAGGTAAATATGAAGAAAGAAGAAATGTCAATACAAGATTGGGAGGATTTAAATCGTTTCTTGGATCACGAGAATGAGATTTTAGATCGCCCATCAAGTTCTATAACTTCAGATGCTATCTTAGCTATTGATCACATTTTAAAGGTCATTGAGAAGAGAGATGTTAAGAAGTGCACTGAGGACACTCAAGAGTCTTACGTTGTGTTAAAGGATTTAAAGCACAAGTTAGAAAATGAGTATGTCATTTACAGACCATAGGAGAGGGCAATGAAGTTTAAAATTATATGGGATAAAAAAGATCAGCCAACTCTTGAGGAAGCTCAAGAGTTTGTTGGTGGATGGGTTGAAACTGTTCGTTTGAAAAACGGAGATACTTTGCTTATTGACGAAGAGGGTAAGCTTAAAGGTAAGGAAGTTAACAAAACTGCTACATCGCACTTTGTAGCTAGTTATGGGATGACAGACGTTATTGCAGGAGATGCTATGTTAATTGCAAAAAGTGCAAATACAAAGTGGAGGTAGTGTCCGAGTGGTTAGGAGATGGTCTGCAAAACCATTTACGGGGGTTCGATTCCCCCCTACCTCTCCAAAATTAGGAGTTTATTATGGAAGATAAATTTGAAAAACCATTAATGGCAAGTGAGATTATCGGTGCTATGTCGCAACCGAAAAGAACCTTTTACAACTATGTAGGGGGTTCTATAGCTGAGGGTAAGATTAGGGAGACTCAATCTGCATTGGTGCAGGCTCAGAAGTTTATTGTGTCTAATAAGCTTATTGATCATGCAGTTGAAGCTTCTATGTCAAAGCCAAAAGTTTTATTAGAGATGATGAAACGTGCCATACCACCATTTAAAAATATGTTTATTGAGTGGGATGAGGATTATCGTGTTCATGCTTTATGGAATTTGTATGAAAAATATATGCCGCAGTATAAAGATAAAATTCAATTTCCAAAAGATCATGCTGAGAGAATTGGTTATCATATATACCATTATGATTCTCCAACGGGTGATAGTTGGTTTATGTTTGAAATGTGGTTAATGATTGATAAAAAATGGTTTGCTTCACCTTTGGCTTGTGTTGTTCGTAATGATGAAGAGTGGGACATGAACAAAGCTTTTCGTCAGTATAAATTTAATGAGCTAAAGTCAAATGATTTACCTACTGAGTTCAAAAATTATATGTTAGATGCTGAAAATTATTCTAAAGAAACAGTTGCTCAAGGTCAGAAGATTATTGGAGCACCTTATACATTAATGTATTTTGCAGATTGGGATAAAACCAAAGAGGAAGATCGATTTAGAGCTTTTACCTTAAAAGATAAAGAAGATGATTATGGTATTATGCACGACATTTATTCAAGAGTGACAACAGTTCAAGGTAGAGCTATGCACTGGATGATACCAAAAGAACAATTTAAACAAGGTTGGAGTGTCGATCAGATGACAAAAATATCAGAAACCCATTTACAGTTAATTAGTGGTGGAGACATCAGATTTATTGTTAGTGTATTATCTATCCTTAATTACGATTTAATCGTCAAGCAGGTACAGAAACCTGCCAAGCATAAGATAAAGCATATAAGGTTTGGTAGAAGTGTCCCTACAAACGAATATAGCCTTTTAAATATAGAATTACCTAAGCCAAGAGGTAAAACTGTATATGAAAAGATTTTCAGTGGTCATGGCACACCTAAAAAGTGGCATAAGAGACGTGGACACTGGAGACGCTATCGTGATGCACAAGGCAACATAACCAAAAGAATTTGGGTTGCTGAGTGTGAAGCTGGTAGCAAAGTGTATGGTGAAAAGATTAATGACTATAATTTGCAAAAAAGTAATTGATCTTGCAATCAATACAATGTAATAATATCTTTAACTATCAAAGGAGCAAGTAGATGAGTAGATACAAAGATAAAATGATGGGAGTAATGCAAGAGTTTTATTCCTATTTAACTGATGATAGCATGACAAATGATCAAGCTATCGCTAGAATTAAAGAAGATCATGGCGAGCATTGGGCAGAATATGTTCGTGACGAGATTGAAACTGAGGAGGCACGTTATGAGACCATTGGTTAAGCGTATCGATATGGCTTTACATATCCAGCAGTTGTGTGCAGATTATGGCATAACTGTAACTTATCAATCGTTAGATGATGCCGTTCCTCATTACTATGCCAGCCCTAGTCAAAGACACATACATATTAGACCGACTAAGAATACGGGCTATTATGTATCAGCTTTGCATGAAATTGGGCATATCATGGGAGATAATCAATCTTATAACAATACAGTAAAAGAAAGGGAGATCGGTGCGTGGATTTGGGCAATGCTTAATGCAAAAGTATGGACAGATACGGCAGATCGTGTCATGTCGAGGGCTTTATCGTCTTATGGTGTCACTGAAGAGGAAAGTAGGGAGATCCAACAAAGGTGGAATCCCTGCCACAGAGACGATGAAGAACAGATCGCAGTTTAATAGGATTTTTATGAAAAATCTTATTAATCATATGCGTAATGCAACTCCTACTAAGAAGTTGTCATTGTATGATAAAATTTATGTAAAGGTAGTAAAATTATGTCGAAGATGATTGTTTATATATGTGTCGTGTGGATTGCAGGCAGTCGGCACGATGGTGGTATTACCAAGTGTATGTGGCACGAGAGCCAAGTGAAGTATTATACAGTTGCTGAATGTGAAGATGATATTAAGCACTCAAAGAAGTTGCTTAGGCTTAGAATTAGACAAGAGTTTGGAGATCGACCAGAGTCTATATCCATTCAGCCTAGTTGTGTCATGGAGTCGTAAATGAAGCACAAGGATATGTTATCAAAAACGCACTCCACATCCCGTAAATGGGAAAAGAGCATGAAGAAAAGAACTAAGAAGTCACAAAGACAATTAGATAAAAAGGTAGCTAAATATGATCGATATTAAGATCGGAGATTGTAGAGAGAAGTTAAAAGAATTACCGAACAATTTCTTTCATACAGTTATTACATCACCACCATACTGGGGACTTAGAGATTACGGAACTGGTAAATGGACTGGTGGAAATCCAAATTGTTCACATATTGCTGGTAAATCCCGTAATGATGCTGATCGGGAGTTTGGTACAAAAGAGACGTTGACTGTGCAATATCGTGACGTTTGCAAGGATTGTGGTGCAGTCAGGCAGGATAATCAGATTGGAATGGAGCCCAGCCCTGAAGAATATGTCCGTAAAATTGTTCGGACTTTTCAGGAGGTCAAACGGGTGTTGCGTCCTGATGGTACACTTTGGCTGAACTTGGGAGATAGTTATTCCAGTGGTGGCAGGACATCTACAACCAACCAGAGTGTCAGAGGAGATAAGGATTACGGAGTTACCAGACCTCCCGTATCGAGCAGTATAAAGCCAAAAGACCTTGTTGGTATACCTTGGAGGGTTGCACTGGCTTTACAGGAGGATGGATGGTATCTTAGGCAGGATATTATATGGCATAAACCTAATCCAATGCCTGAAAGTGTGAAGGATAGATGCACGAAGGCACATGAGTATATATTCTTGTTATCTAAGTCAGAGAAGTATTATTATGATAGTCATGCCATTAAAGAGAAGTCTGTGGACTGTTTATCCAACAAAAGAAGTGTGTGGACTGTACCAGTTAAGCCCTATAATGAAGCCCATTTCGCAGTATTTCCAACTAATTTAATTGAACCAGCTATACTGGCTGGGTGTCCTCCGAAGATTTGTTTGGAGTGTGGGACTCCATATGAACGTGAAATGGTTACAGTCGAGGTTCCAGATCGGGAAACCAGAGACAATATGGTCGGTGTTATACCAAAAAGGGACAAAACCAGCCGTATGAATAGCAAAGATATGAAGCCGTTGATACAGGAGGATCGTGGGTTTACGAAAAATTGTTCGTGTTCAGGGAGCCAGACATCTGCTGGTCGGGTGCTGGATCCATTCGGAGGGTCAGGTACGACTGCACTGGTTGCTGATCGACATGGCAGAGATGCTACGATTATAGAGCTAAACGAAAAGTACGTTGATATAGCTGAGACCAGATTGGGAGGTGAAACTCCATTGTTTACAGAAATCAAAAAGGAGGTCGTAAATGAGCGTTAAAGATGATTTTAGAGATCCAAATTCTTTATATTATAAATGTACTAAAGCTTCATTATTGATTACTAGGTTTGGATATAGGAGAGATGCTCAAAAAGAAGTTATTAGAAGAGTTTGTGCCGATTTTGGCATAACTGTTAAACAATTAAAAAAGCATGAAAAGGAATATTGGGAAAAAATAAATAAAGTAAAAAATGGAACTTTGTAACATGGAAGTAGAAAAAAAAATAAGAACAATTCGTTGGGACGGAACGTGCAAAAAATGTGGTGTTAAATCATATTTTGCAAAAGTAAATGTTACATCACAAGGTCGTTGTTGGAGGCAAATGATGTGCATAATTTGTTATTGGGAGGCAAAAAAAAATGAAAACTAAAAGCACCAGATGTTGCAATTGTAACGAGAAAATTGTTCGGGGTATGGCATTCCCGTTGATGGATAAAAGCCTGTGTATGGGTTGCTTTGTTGAGTTTGGATTAGCCCAAAAACTCGATCTGGACATTCAGCATTATATGAATTGTTCGGAAGAGTATTGCTTTGATTGTGAATATGCTTTTATTAAAGCACTCTGGGCATTAAACTATAAACAGACAGAAATAGGCAATTGGTACAGGAGGACTTCAGACCCGAAAATTGTTCGGATTTATGACAATTTACTTACCAACTTACCAACTTCCACGGGAAGTAAAATCTTTGGTAAGTTGCAAGGTGTTGATTTTGTTGAATAAATTTTATTTACTTACGGAACTTACCATCTATCTTGGTAAGTTAATTATGGCTTGTAAGTCATTGATTTTATTGCTACTTACCAACTTACCGAACTTCCCCCCCTATAGGGGGTATAGGGGGGTGGTAAGTAACCCACCTCCCCCAACCCTATTTAACGTAACGATAAGGAGTGAAAACGTATGCCAAGAGTAGGCGAAAATTTAACAAAAGAACAAAGAAACAAAGGACTTAAAAGACTGACACAACGTCAACAGGACTTTCTTGATAACTTCGTACATAAAGACATGACACAGACAGCTTCAGCTCGACAAGCTGGTTATAGTAATCCATCTGTAGATGCAGTGAGGTTGCTTCGTAACGAGGTCATACAGGAACGTCTACAGGAGATGTATGACGAAAATAGATCAAGGTTTGGTGTAACACTTGAAAAGTCATTGCGTGATCTTAAAAAGATTCGAGATATGGCAGTGGATGAGCAAAGATATAGTGATGCTATTAACGCAGAAAAACTTCGTATGCAGGCTACTGGATTGCTCGTAAATAAGTCTCATGTGCTACATGAGAAAGTAGATAGCATGACAAAAGAAGATATACTGGCTGAACTCCAGAATCTGCAACGAAAAGCAGAGGATAGAATGAAGAAAGCCACAGTTACCCAAATAAACCCAAAAAAGATAGGCAAAAATAGTTAGACGTGGGCATGATCGGGGTCTGCACTTGCCTTGATCGGGGACAGAGACTCCGAACAATTTTTATAGCACACTGATGATCGGGGTGTGATCGGGATCGGGAACCGAATAATTGTTCGGAATCGGGGATGGTCATCGGGCTGGTATCGGGACTTCATCGGGCTTCAATCGGGCTACTGTTTGGCTTCCAGCCTAGGTTTGAGCTGGTACAGGCTTCGGGTCAGGTGAAGGATCGGGCTGCACGAATCCGTCCAAACCTGAATACTCACAATTGTTCGTACTTACTCACCGCACACATCGACTCGTCCTGACCTGACTCCGAACAATTGTCCGCTCCTGTCTTCTGCTGGTGCTGTCGATTACTCCTGAAAAAAAAATAAAAAAAATGTTTTTATGTGTTGACACTATGTAATCATTACTATATATTATATATATTAATCAGCCAAAGGAGTTAAAAATGATTATAGAAAGAGTAACAGAAAGCCAGTTTATAAACGCATTTAAAAGCTGGGACACTTACAAGAACCATTTTTCATATGAGGGCTTGAAGGCTTTATATGAATACTTTGAAGAGGTTGCAGAATGTAACGACTCAGGCACTTACGAGCTTGATGTAGTTGCCATATGTTGTGAATATACGGAATATGCAAACTGGGAAGAGTTCGTTGACGATTATGGTGATACTTACGATCAAGTTTTAGGAGGCGACAAACTTTGTTTGGATTATTACACGACTGTGATCTTGCCTGATTGTTGGCAAGGCAAGGAGGATGACGAAAGAGATTTACCTTTTATTATTCGTCAATTTTAATCGGGCTAAATTGTTCGGGAAGAATCGGGAACGGGGTTAACCTGCTTCCGATTTTTTTTGTGCTGGTTCTGGATTTGCTTGCATCAGGTACAGGTGAAACCTCACAATTGTTCGTATTCATAAATTTTTGGAGCTGGAGAAAAAACTGGCATTTTTTTGAGCTGGAAAAAAAAATAAAAAAAAATTAAAAAAGGTGTTGACAGTTATAGTAATGATTGCTATATTAGAATCATAACAAACAACAGGAAAGGAAATGTTATGAAAAAAGACTACTTAGAAAAAACAAGTATAGCTGACGGAACAGAAGTCAGAATGTTCAGAAACTTGAAAAGCTATACAAATAGTGTCCAGATGAATATTCCAAACTGTGAAGGCAAAAAAAGATGGATCACAGTTGGGTACATCGATATTGCCAGATTAGACGATGCACAATTTATTGTCCATGAAAAGACCAGACAAAAAGTTGTAGCAGAAAACAAAAAGTATGTTCATGCTTTTGTCAAAGGCAAGTGGAGAAGTTCTTGGACACTTGGTAAAGGTCACTCAAGAAACTATGATGTAGACCAAGTCGAGTACAATCCAAAAGAAAACGAACTTTTCAAAGTTACTAACTGGTATGGAGGCAAAGAAATATCCCCAGACTGGAGAGGAACAGTTTACTTCGGTAAGGAAACAACAACAGACGGAACATTAACTTTGTGGAAAGAAAGGGGGTAAAACTTTCCCGACATCGGGGATCGGGCTTGATTGGAGTCAGAATTATCTGGCTCCGATTTTTTTTGTGCTTTATTAGGTTTAGGTTTTATGTGGTGAAGTAATCCGTACAATTGTTCGTATTCACCAGCTACCTGAAGTTGGGCGAAAAAAAAGAGCCGAGAAATATTTGGAAAGGAAAATTCTCGACTCTTCTTAATATTAACATAGCTACCTAGGAGTAGGCAACTTCAATTAATATAGTATTGATTGCCATATATGTCAATAGAAAAAAATAAAAAAAGTTGTTGACATTATATATAGTAATGATTACTATATAGTTATGTTAATCAGCCAAAGGAGAAAACGATGACATATAATCCAAAGTTTGTAGCTTCAGACGAAGTTAGACAAGACAACATCAGAGCCATGTCAAATATATGGAAGAGATGGTGTGAGTTTCATAATATGCCAAAGCATGAGAATGGTCAGTATTATAGTGCTGACGATATTATGCTTGATCATTATCAAGATATGCCATTCGAACCAACAACACAGCAAGTTAAGTTCTTGTCAGGTTTTCGTGAGGTTTGGGAGCAAATCGAATCAATAGAAACCACAGCAGTATGACTAAGTGGGAAGTGACATTGACAATCGTACAAGCCATTACCTTTTGGGTAATGGTTTGTGCAGTCGTAATAATCGTACCATTTTAAGAAGGGAGGAGCTGAAGCTGGGTTAGAAGCCCAGCTTCTTTTTTATCCTGTAACCGAACAATTGTTCGTACTCCTGTAGCCCGAATCTCATGTGAAAAAAAATTCAGAAAGATATTGACATATGTAGTAATCAATACTATATATATATTATAAATTAATTTCAGCCAAAGGAGAAAGAAATGAAAAAAATTTATTTTGCTTACGGAGCAAACACAAACAAAGAAGCAATGAGGCATAGATGTCCCAATGCTAAAGTAATTGGTGCTGGTCACATTGTTAATTACAAATTAAAGTTCAACAATGTAGCAGACATCGTAAAGGTCAAGGATCATATCCATGATGTACCTTGTGTAATATGGGAGATCACACCTCAGTGTGAAGAAGCTTTGGATCGTTTCGAGGGATTCCCATCATTGTATAGGAAGATTGATGTAGAAGGTTATGTTGGTTGTCAGTATAATACAGACTACAAAGGTTTTGCTTACAAGATGAATTACTTAGGGTTTCATACACCAAGTCCGCATTACGTCAAAGGGATTCGTGATGGATTGAAAGGATTTTGGGACGAGTTCTACCATGATGACATTGACAAACATATTGATCAAGCCATCATCACAAGTTTTCGTCAGAGTGAGAGATTCACTGTCCAACCAAGAATGGTCGGAGGTAAGCAGTGGAGATAGTTGTCTCCTAGGCAGAAGCCCAGCTCTTCGGAGCTGGGTTTTTTTCTGGCTGGAGAGCGAACAATTGTTCGTACTGGATCGGGCAGGAAGCCCATCGGGCTGATCGGGCATCGGGCTTCGCAACCATCTGGCTCATGAAGCATCCATCTTCCAGTGCTTTTATAGGTTTATAAATAAAAAAAATTAAAAAAAAATTCAATAAAATCAATGACTTAGTAAATTGTTCGCTTTTACCTATTGTAATCATTACTATATAGTATATATTAATACTTGTGACGTTAATTAATTTGGAAGGGAAAACATCATGAAGAACAAATTTAAATATATTAATAATCAATCAAGGTTTGCATTTGGATTTGAACCAGAGTTTAATTGCTCAAAAGAAGATTACGAATTGAACCAAATCAATAGAACTAGTTCTAGTCCTATTCATGGTTTATTCATTAAGCGTGATGGTAGTCAAGCTGACTGGGAAATGGATTTACCAGTTCTAGCAGATTGTGATCTAGCATGGGATTATTTAAAAGAATGTTGTAACTTTGTTACCTCTAATGGTGGAACAGTAAATAAAGCTTGTTCTGCTCATGTTCATTTATCCACGTTACCAATTAGAGCAGATTTAACTAATGAACAATTTACTAGAAAATCAATTGAAATGAAAAGACACTCAAATAATTATCTTGAGGATATAAACAATCTCAAGCAATTGTTCGAATTCAATGAAGACACAAATACATTTACTCAATTGCCATTGGAAGTTTATAAAGATGTTGGCTATAGAATTTCAAGTGAAATTGATTTTTATAAAAGCACAATTGCAAGCTCTAGGTGGGATTGTTACTATGCAAGATTTCCTAAATCACCAAGTGATATATTAAGAGCTGATCCAACTATTGAGAGTTTAAAAGAGGCTTTAAATTCTCATTCACCTAGAACAATATATAAATACACAGCTCTAAATATTAATCATTACAATGTTAAAAAGACTTTTGAAAATAGGTCTCATGGTGGAACATTAGAGATGAATAAACTTAGAACATGGTTTAAGTTTTTATCTAATATTATTGATCATACTGTTCAAAGGCGTTTTAAAGCTTGTATAGAGCTTCAACAATTAACTAGCCCATCTTATATAGGAAGATCAGCAAATACTGTTAAATCAAAGTTATGGGATTTTTGCAGAGGTCAAGTAAGATCAACTAGAGAGATTATGGCACATTGTAATATTAACAATGCACAATCAGTAAGAAGAACTATTAGTGAAATTAGAGATAATGATCATTATAAATCATTTGTAGTCACTCATAATCAACAAGAATTTGGTGTTGATTATGGACACTCAAGGGATCATGGTGACAATGGTTATGAGGTTTTAATTACTAAAGATATTGAAATTGAAACAGGTGACATTGAAAAGATTGAGGATGAAAATCTAAGAGGTGATATATCTCTAATTGCTGGATTGGATGATCAAACTTTAGCTGATCTAAATGAGAGAATAAGAACAATTCCAAGATAATTGTTCTTAAAAATTACTAAATGCCATGTTAATGTAGCATGGCATTTTTTTTATCTAAGTTATTGTTTTTATTGTATAAATCGGGGATGGTATACCATAGTCACCACCAAATTTTGTATATTTTATGCAAAAACTTTCTACACCAACTTCACCTCAAACGACCCCCATGTGTTTTTAAAACGACCCTCAAAAAAAATTTTATAAAAAAAATCTTGCACTTTTGTGCAATCAATACTATATATAGTATGAAATGAGGTACAAATGGCAACATATAGATTCAAGCTCCCCCGTACAAGGGAGTTCAATGTCAGAAGTGACAATCATTTAATGCAAGAGATAGCGACTTCGTTGTGGTGCAAGGGCATGGAAATGTCTTCGCTCCTCAAAAACGTAGCCAATGCCTGCTGCGACTGGAATGGCAAGGCATATCGTTACGGCACGAAGGAAGAATTAATTGCAGATATGAAGAAAAACAAAATATTAATAAACATGGACGAAAGGAAAGCCAATGAAACGAACTGATTACGGGTATGCAGACCTGACAAGCAAGGATATTTACAATTTTCGTAAAGATTTACGCATGAGTCAGGTAAAATTATCCCGAAAATTAGGATTAAGCCTGAGAACGTGGTGTCACTACGAGTATGGGACTCAAAGAATGCCAGTATCTGTACACATGGCACTCCAATTTTTAAAAAATGGAGGTGAAGAAGCAGAAAAATTGTACGATAACGTCAAAAAACACCAAGATCCACTCACAAAATACGACATGGACAGGATCACAAGGCTAAGAAAGTCAATAAAAGATACTTTAGCGTCAATTAAGGACAGTTTAGACCCTCTACCAGCTAAAATCATAACGCAAAGTGATAAAGAGATGGGCTTTCTGTTGTCAAAAATAAATAATTGATATAATATCTCTACAAGAACAAGTTTTTTGTGGAGAGATATATGGCAAACGGACCTCTTGGGGGATTTATGCCTACCCCACCATCACCAGGTCAACCACCTCAGGTGAAGCTAGAGACATCTGCTGAAAGCAGGGGTGCTTTCAATAAATTTTTAGGCACTTTGCCGAGTAATGGAGCAATAGCTCCCATTCCGACAGGAGTTGTTGCATCCTCCACAGCTCCTGTCTCTCCGATGACAAGTAACGTGAATATATTCCAGCCACAGATGTCACAGATGGCTCCGATGGCTCCGATGATACCTGCTCCTATGACTATGACTCCATCTGGCAAGCCAGTGCAAAATTTCTTTTTTGGTGGTTCTGCAATGTCAGGGGGTGGTTTTTCTGATGCTGATATAGGCTCGCAGATAGATAGCTTTGATTCAGGTCAGGAGGATCCTGATGACAATAATGAATCTTTTGTAGATGATGATCCTGTAGCGGACATTGATTTTAATGTAGTTGAAACACCAACTGTAAGTGAAAGCGAAAGACAACAAAATATAAGAGATGCACAAGATTTTTTTGATTCATCAATATCTGCACCAGTTGTAGACACACGACCACGAACAAATATTCGTAATGTAGGTCCATTATCTAATTTAAGATTTGATCCACAGTTTACTGCTGATCTGTTAGGTAGACGATTTGGAGATAGCAACATAGCTGGTTTTATGGCTCCAACAGATTTTGCACAAACAAGACAAGGTGGTGCAACTGCACCAACATTGACAAGTGGGTTGCCATCATTTGGAACTGGCACAGATTTTTTAAGAGAAAGAGAACTTGCTAAGTTACGACCATCAAATGTCAATCAAATAGCTCCCGTAACAACAACAGTGGGAACTGGTGCAACGACAAGACCTAATGAACTAGATCTTCTAGGATTAGGTGGTCTTGGTGTTGATTTAAGTTCTCCACAAAGTCGTAGTGTTTTAGACAATCAGTTTACACAGATTGCTGGATTACCAACTATAGTGCCAGGTGCTAGAGGATTGCCATCAATAGACACTGTCGCTGATGATCTTGTTCAAGGAGCAGGTGAATTAGAACAGAGAAGTGGAGCAAACATAAACAATCCTGGCAACATCAGAACTGGTGGTGGATTTGACGGAGAGATTGGTGTAACAAAAGATGGTTTCGCTATTTTTGACAACATGAAATCTGGTGTTGATGCTATTGGAAAATTAGCAACGACTTACGGAAGTAAACGTAATATTGATACAGTAAGACAGTTTGCAAACAGATATTCACCAGCAGGTGAAAACACTCCAAAACAAATAGCTGGTAAGATTAATGTTATAAGTAATGCTTTGAATGTAGGACCTGACGAAAAGGTTGATTTTACAGATCCTTCTGTACAAGCAAAACTAACACCAGCCGTAATAACATCAGAAATTGGTGCAGACAAAACAAGAGATGTGGCAAATGTGTTAAAAGGTTTTAGTCCAAGTCCATTGAGTCCAAATCTAAGAGATTTAAATCCTAATGTAACATCTAATATAGATCAACTCGCTACGTTAGATCCAATACAACCTCCAGCAAATTTAGGCATAGCACCTATAGGAGAGCAAAGACCAGAATCAAGAGGTGAGATTCCATCGTTGAATCCATTTGGAAGGGCTCGACCTGATTTGGTGACAGACAGAGAAGGTGATGTATTGGCTGAAATAGCAGAAAGAAATCAAGATAGAGCAAGATCTATAGCTGATAGAGGTTTTCCAGTAAGTGTAGATGAAATTACAGGTATACCAAGTATAGCACCAACTGTAGATAATTTACTAAGGTTAGGTCAAGAAGCTCAACAAAGAAGAAATTTAGAAAAAGCAACTATACCAGATCAAGCATTAGAAACTTTAGAAGGAAGAAGAGATAGATTACCAGATCAAGTATTGGACATAGACACAAGATCTATCCAACCTTTTAGTCAAAGTGCACAAGTGCAAAAATTATTAGATCGTGGAAGAGCAGCACAAGAAGCTAAGCAACAACCCGAAAAGGCAGACAGAGATGCTGCAGCACTAGCGTTAGGGATTGGTACTCCACCATTAGATACTACAAATATTACACAAACTGCACCTTTTACACCTCTTCCAGATATAAGAAACTTACAATCAGTGACAACTAGAGGTATAGGAACTGCTGATTCAATCGTAGGTGACGATGAAGAGTTTGCTGAGTTAAATCTTGATGATATATTAGGTAGGGTAACGCAAAATAGAGTAGTCCAAGAGAGAGTTGCTGACATATTAAACAGACCAAAGATGTTTAAGGATACATTTAAGATAGGTGATATAGAATTTCCTAATTTAATTGCTACTTTGATTAACAAAGCTGGGTCATTTTTTGACAGACGATTGTTTGATGCCATTACTAAAAAAGGATTAGATGCCGTTGTAGATCCTGATACTGGTAGAATTATAGGTGCAAAAGATGAGTTTGGTAATTTAATTGAAGGCAGAGATTTAGAGCAATTTGGACCTAGTCAAGATAATGTATATCCGATCATAGAGTTTTTGAAAAAAGCGAGAGAGGATAAAGAAGAAGAAAAACAGACAACGCCTAACGTAATTGGAGGAGAGACACCAAGAACCCTTGAAAATGTACCAACTGTGGTTTCTTCTCCATTTCAAGCTAGAGACATAAACTTTAGACCTGTTAGATTTGATGGAGGAAATCTAAATGATTTAATTGCAAGAATAACAGGAGTCCCCACACCAAGAAGACTTCAAGAGGGTGGCACAGTAGCCGCAGTGGATAGATTTTTATCTAAGGTATCATGAACAACTTAAAATATGCTGAGTATTTAAGTGATGATGAATTACAAAAAGTAGCACCATTACTTAAAAGACTAAAAAAGCTAGAAGCCAGAGCAGAGTCCCAAGAAGATTACTTATCTTTTGTTAAAAAAATATGGTCTGAATTTATTGAAGGTAAGCATCACAAAATCTATGGTGAAAAGCTACAGGCTGTAGCTGATGGCAAGATCAAGCGTTTGATTGTTAATATGCCACCAAGACATACTAAGTCCGAGTTTGCGAGTTATTTATTTCCTGCATGGCTTATGGGTAAAAGACCAGATCTTAAAATTATACAAGCGACACACACAGCAGAACTTGCAGTAGGCTTTGGTCGTAAAGTTAAAAACCTAATTGATAGCGAAGATTTTAGAGACATTTTTCCTGATGTTAAACTTGCTTCTGATGCAAAAGCTGCAGGACGATGGTCAACAAATAGTGGAGGAGAATATTATGCTGTTGGTGTTGGAGGTGCTTTGGCTGGACGAGGTGCTGATCTGCTCATTATTGACGATCCTGTTTCTGAACAAGATGCTTTGAGCCCGACTGCTTTAGATGGCATTTACGATTGGTATACGTCAGGTCCAAGGCAGAGACTACAACCAGGTGGTTCAATTATTATTGTCATGACACGTTGGGGTATCAAGGATTTAACTGCACGAGTATTACAAAAACAAGCAGAAGGTGGTGCTGACAGATGGGATGTTGTGGAGTTTCCTGCCATATTTCCTGACACAGGCAATGTGTTATGGGAAGAATATTGGTCAAAAGAAGAATTAGAGGCTGTTAAATCTTCCATACCTGTGTCAAAATGGAACTCACAATATATGCAAAACCCTACTGCTGAAGAGGGTGCAATTATAAAAAGGGAATGGTGGAATGTTTGGGATCGTTCTGAGCCACCTGTGTGCTCATACATCATACAATCATACGACACGGCTTTCACGAAGACTGAGCGTTCTGATTATAGTGCTATTACTACTTGGGGTATTTTTACACCTGTTGAGGGTGAAGGAGATGCCATCATCTTGCTTGA